CCTAGGATATTACAGAAAAATCTAGTCACTGAATTAGATCTTATTGTAGTTGACCTTGTTCAATTCAAACCATCAATGGAGTACGCACTAAATCAAAGTTCTACAGTTGTAGAACAAACCAACGAGGATTTAAAATGAAAAATTATATTATAGGCTTTAGCTATGTAGAGTTTGCCAAAGTACAAGTACAGGCAGAGAGTCAAGAAGATGCAGAGAGTCGGGTGTATGAACAGCTAGAGGAACAAGGCATGCCCGACAACGCAGAGGTTTTTGACCGCGAATATTCCGTAGACTTTGGAGAGGAGAACGATGATGAGTGATCGAGAGATATACAGCGATTATATCGTGGAGCATTTTGAGCGTCAGCAGTGGGACAATTCAATGTTTGATGAGTCTACGTTGCGTGATTTTATTCACCATATACCTGTTAACGTGTTAAAGGATTACTTTGACATATTGATAGATACAGGAGAAAAAAGATGACAACTAATATCCAAGCCCCAAGCCTAGCATCTAGTGCGATGCTAACAGAGTTAAACATCAGTGTGTGGACTGGTCGCAAGAAAGACAGGCGCGAGTCCAAGACAGTCGCAGATCAAAACTACGCAGACAGTGGCGTGGTGTCAGTCAATAAGATGTTACTGGGTGATTGTGACAAGCTGAAAGCTATCAATGAGATACGTGGCAAGATACGCAACCATATACATTACCCGATGACAATGCCGTGGTCTGACAGTGGTTTGAGGTTGTTGCCTACATCAGTGTACTTTGACTACAACCAACAGATGGGTGAGGCAATCAATGCGTTCGATACATTGGTTGACGAGTTTATTGATGACTATGATTTTGCTGTGTCACGTGCACAGGCAAAGCTCGGTAACTTGTTTGTACGTGATGACTACCCAACTTCCGAGCAGATACGCGACAAGTTCGATGTGCGTGTGAATTATACACCGCTACCTGATGCAGGTGATTTTCGTGTTGACATTGGCAACGAGGCTAGTGTTCAACTCAAAGCTGACTATGACAAGTTTTACTCTGACCAACTGAGTAAGGCGATGGGTGATGTGTGGAAACGTATGCACACTGCACTAGCCAATATGTCTGACAAGCTGACCGACAGCAACGGCAAGAAGCAGGTGTTCCGCGATACGCTAGTCAGTAACGCGTTATCAATGGTTGACTTGTTGACTACGTGTAACGTGACAGGTGACAGTCAGATGGAAGCGATGCGCCAACGGCTCGAGTCTACGTTGCGTGGTGTAACACCCGAGGGGTTACGTGATGACGAGTTCTTGCGTGCCGAAACTAAATCTAAGGTAGACGACATACTCAAGACTCTACCATCATTGGACATGTAACCATGCAGACTAACACTAGGTGCATGGATATGTGGCGTGGTAACAAACTATACCACGTTAACGAGAATGCGAACGTGCGCAGGGTAATACTCAAGCGCACCAAGCATCTACCTAAAAATGTTCTACAGTGTAGAACTTCTAACCGAGGACAAAGCTATGAATAACGTATATGTAAGCAGTATTGAAGAGATAGTCCAACTACTATTACACGTAGGTGGTAAACGCACTGTACTAATCGAGGGTGACATGGGTATTGGTAAGTCTAGCCTACTCAAGACTCTCAAGAAGCTATTGCCCGACCACATTGCATGTTTGTTTGATTGTACCACCAAAGATCTTGGTGACTTGTTTATACCTGACCTGATGCGTGAACTAGGTTGTGTATCATTCCTACCCAATGAGCAGTTCGGTATACATCTTGGTAAGCCGTTGATACTCATGCTTGACGAACTGGGCAAAGCTAACCCATCAGTCAAGAACGCGTTACTTGTTGTTATGCTCGAGCACATGATTGGCAACAAGCACTTACCCGAGGGTAGCATTGTGTTTGCAACTACCAATCTGGGTGCTGAGGGTGTCGGTGATATGTTACCACCACATGCACGCAATCGTATCATCACAGTACGTATGCGCAAGCCGTCATCTGATGAGTGGATCAACAACTACGCTATCAACAATGACGTACACCCATCAGTCATGGGTTTCGTACGTGAGTTTCCGCAAGTCATGCAGTCATTCACTGAGGTTAACAGCCCTGATGACAACCCATACATCTATCACCCCAAGCGACAAGCTAAATCATTCTGTACACCACGTTCACTCGAGTGTGCATCTGACATACTACACCAACGCGAGCACCTATCCGATGACACGTTAACAGGCGCATTGATTGGTACTATCGGCGAGCGTGGAGCGTTAGATATGATGGCGTTTGTCAAACTAGCCGACAAGCTACCAACGCTCGAGTCCATCAAGACTGACCCAATGAATGCAATCGTACCCGACAGTGCCAGTGCTGTATGTATGGTCGTGTATCGTGCGCTTGCATCACTCGACAAAACGTGGATTGATGCTTGGTTCAAGTACATGGGTAGGTTGAGTAAGGAAGCGCAAGGTCTGTTCGCGCTCGGTATCAAACCTGACACATACAAGAACAAGTCACTCGTTACTACCAACGGCAGTTTCACAGCTTGGTGTCGTGAGAACAACTACATGTTCGGTGCAGACAAATGTTAGTCTCTAATCTGACAGCAGAACAACGCATACACAAAGCGGTTGTATCTATCGTCAACCACCCATTGTACTTTGCACTCGCAGGTGTACTGATGGTGGGTAAGCGTGAGGTACGTGACGATATACCGACAGCGTGTACCAATGGTCGTGACGAGTTCTATGGTCGTGCGTTTGTTGACAGTCTGACTGATGCGCAGTTACGTTTTGTAATACTGCATGAGTGTTACCACAAAATGTACAAGCATCTTACAACGTGGCATCACCTGTGGCTACGCTGTGCTATGACAGCCAACAGAGCGATGGACTATGTCATCAACATACAGATACTCGACGCACACAAAGACGACGGGTTTGTCGAGGGTATTGATGGTATGTGTTACGACACAAAATATCGTGGTTGGGCTACACCCAAAGTGTTCAACGACATCTACCAGCAACAGCAACAAGACAATGGTTCTGGTGGTAACGAGTCAACAGATGATGGGCAACAGTCGTCCAGTTCGTCGCAAGCGTCGGGTCAACAGCCATTCGATGAGCATGACTGGGAAGGTGCGCAAGAGATGACCGACGAGGAGCAGAAAGAGTTATCGAAAGAGATTGATGATGCGATACGTCAAGGTGCTATCAGTGCAGGTAAGATGGGCAGTGGTGGTGAGCGTACAGTAGCCGACCTACTCGAACCACAGGTTGATTGGCGTGAGGTGTTACGTGAATACATCACCACACACTGTAGTGGCTCTGACTATGCTACATACAACCGACCCAATCGCAGACGATTACACACAGGTATGTATTTACCTAGCGGTATATCCGAGCAGGTTGACGAGTTAGTGGTAGCTATTGATACGTCAGGCTCTATCGGTCAACGTGAGTTATCGGTGTTCCTATCCGAGATCAAGTCTATATGTGAGACAGTGCACCCCAAGTGTCTACGTGTACTGTATTGGGACACTGAGGTATGTCGTGACGAGAAGTATGAGATGCACGAACTACATGACATGGTCGAGTCTACCAAGCCCGAGGGTGGTGGTGGTACAGATGTTAACTGTGTAACAAGTTACATGGCAGAGAATAACATCAGCCCGCAAGCATCAATCGTACTGACTGATGGTTATTTGTATGGCGGTTGGGGTTCTTGGTCAAACCCAGTGCTGTGGTGCATACTAGACAACCGCAGTGCAACACCTAACTGTGGTTCAACAGTACATGTTAAATCAGGAGATATGTTATGAAGAAGAAGCATAGAGTAGTTATGAGTGAGACGTTAGTATACAGCTATGACGTTGAAGCCGAGAATGAAGAAGAAGCTAGAGACGTAATCTATTCGGGTGACTATGACCTAGATACATACAAAGTGTATGACTCGTTTGATATTCAAATAGATGACGTTGTGGAGATCAAAGATGAGTGAGTCATTTGGTATGGGCATGGAAGCCGTACACAAACGCATGGAGTGGGACAGGGCAGTGGCAGAGGTACAAGAGGCAGTGGAGTTTCGGTTAGAGGCTATGACAATGCGCTACTCTCATTGCACCGAAGAAGAAAGAGAACGGCTTGCCCAAGCATGGGCAAGAATATTACAAGGGTAAGGTACATCTTACCCCCTAACGTAACTAAACAACTGATAACAAGTTCTACAGTGTAGAACTTTATTGAGGAACTAAACTATGGCAATGTTTCATTACAATCTAGATACTTTCGCAGAAGTAGAACGACGCTACGACCGCGTCAAACCAATACGTACTACAGGTCAAGTACCACTCGGTGATCGTGCGCGTAAGTGGGAGCACATCATCAAGGTCAACAAGAACAAGTACGTACTCATGGACAAGATACCCGACGATGAGGGTAACAGGTTCTGGTGTGGTGACAGTAAAGAAGAGATAGCACGTGCGCCTGTTACGTGGACAAGATGTGCGCATACTGGTATCGAAAAAATCCGAGTGCGCAACGACTATGGTGACACGTGTCACAATCAACGCTATTCATTCTTAGTACGTGCGCTACCGAGTTGTATGGATTTTCTGGTTCAACAGGGTAAGCAATACGTCATACTTGGTGATACTCATCATTACCTACCCAAGTCTACGTGGGTCAACAGTCACATGTATAAGTCGCTAGTTAGTATGCGTGCAAGTCATGGCGAGACTGCATGGAATACACAGAAGATGACAAAGACTGATGATGGTAAGTACCTAGACTTTGAGCGTGATTCATTCAGTTCACGTCAACAGTGGACATGTACAACCGCACGTCACAAACAACCTGTAACACGTACCAAGATAAGTGGTGAGAAGAAAAAGTATTACGAAGTTATACGTGAGTATGCCGAATGGGCTTGGGTAATGCAAAGCATATTGATGAACCGCGATCACTACGACTGGGAACACCAACGACTCATACGACAACAGTGTGGTGATGCGATAACCGACAGTGATGTGTTTCGTGATATGTTGAAAGACCCTACCGATGAGCGACGTTCGCCTGTAGCCATAGCTATACTGGGTGAAATATCCGAGTACGACTGGCAGACTCAAACGTCATCACCACCAGAAGATGAGAAGAAGTTTATGAGTAAGTTCAAGTCACAGGTTGACAAGTTAGCCAACTTCAAAATCAAATATCAAGACTACAAATAGGAGATATGAAATGTTTTTAACCGTCATACCAAGAGGAATAAGTTACCACAAAAAGGGTGAGACTGGGCGACCAATAAGTGCAGTGAAAGACTTGTTGAACGCTACGAAACAAGACAAACGCCATGTGTACGAGTGGGGTAAGTTCTGCCAGTTCTTTGATGACTTTGTGTACAAAGCTACGATGCACTTACCCGACGTAGAGTTTGTTATGACTACAGTGTCGTCAAGTAAATATGAGTTAGTGGTGTTTTACAAAGATGATTTGTGTGAGATGGGTAGACTGTGTACCACGTACTACAATGGTAACTTGCAATACCACGTGCAGAGTCAAGCCATACAGAACCAACGATACTGCCCACACAACTCACCCGATGACCACCACACGTTATCGAGTAAGAATGTATCGAAAGCTGTAGCCAATGCGCGTAGGTATTTGCGTCCTAATACAATGTCCGATATCGCTAGGTCAACACATGATAACGTGGAACAAAGAGTTATGAAGCATCGTGGTAACGTAAATAGCGAGCGTAAAAATCGAGCACGCGAGGTGGGATTCGAGGTAAGTCCTGCAGGTCAATTGCCTGACATAGCACAACCAGTCATGGATATGCACCGAATGGGGTTGATGACTGTAGATGAAGAATTAGATAGAAAGCTAGGCACGCTGTACGATGCCATTGACGAGTACGATAAACTACTTGGTGAAGATGACGAGTACATGACTTGTGTGTGGATAAAGAATGATGAGATACAGATGCACCCATTCGATGTACACTACAGACATGCCAGTCAATCCACTAGAGTAAGTCGTGGTCAAGCACCGTGGGACGAAAGTTTTGGACGTTTCCCTAGTACAATACCGCGTAACGAGTTACCAGATAGTGTAGCGGATAGGGTAGCTGTGTTAGATGTCTTAGGGGTTAATGATTTTGTATATGATGTTGGCGTTAAGTTATCAGATAGTGTATATTACGTTAGGTATGACTGGGGATACACAAAGTAAATAAAGTTCTACAGTGTAGAACAAATATAAGGAGCAACGATATGGCTATGACCCCCGAGGGCAAGGTTAAGAAGAAGATTGTCGCCTATTTAAAAGAGATCGGAGCATATTACTTTTTCCCTGCTACAGGTGGATATGGTAAGAGTGGTGTGCCTGACATAGTAGGTTGTTATAAAGGTAAGTTCTTTGGTATTGAATGTAAGGCAGGTAACAACAAGCCTACGGAGTTACAGAAGCACCAATTAAAACTTATATCCGAGGCAGGTGGTATTGCTACTGTAACGAATGAGGATACGATTCATTCTTTGCAATACATATTGAATAGTTTACCTGAACCTGACCCTAATCAATTGGAGTTAGACTTTGATTGAGGGTAAGCCTGTAGTAGAGGCTGAATTAGAAAGTATTGATATGGCAATACGTAAAGAGCGCAACCGCCTATGGAAACTAGAAGATGAAGATTTAGATCCTAGTTACCACTGGCTTGAATACTTACAAGCTGAGAAGGCGCGTGGCGTACAAATAATGGTAGTTAACTTTTAGGAGAATGATATGGTTGATGCAAGCCCCAAAGAATGGGACGAATTAAGAGAGAAACACCCTGAACTTATCGAGAAGTATGAAAACTTTTTGAACGAGGTGGGTGACGATCCAGTCAATAACCCGAACCATTACAATACAGGTGGAGTAGAATGTATTGAGGGTATCGAGTCTAGTATGAGTCCTAACGCGTTTCTAGGTTATCTCAAGGGTAACTGTATGAAATATATGTGGCGTTATGAATACAAGGGTAAGCCTCTTGAAGATTTAGAGAAAGCCCAATGGTATCTTAACTTGTTATTAGAACGGAATAAGTAATGGATTTAATTACTGTAGATTTTGAGACGTATTACGACAAAGACTTCTCACTACGTAAGGTAACAACGGAAGCCTACATACGTGATCCTCAGTTCGAGGTGATCGGTGTAGGTGTTAAAGTAAATGACAATGAAACGGAGTGGGCTAGTGGAACACATGAACAGATCAAGCGTTACTTACATAATTTCGATTGGGCAAATAGCATGTTGTTATGTCATAACACTATGTTCGATGGTGCTATTCTTTCTTGGGTTTTTGATGTGCGTCCTCGCGTCCTTGCTGATACTCTTTGTATCGCTCGCGCACTGCACGGTGTCGAGGTTGGTGGATCGCTTCATGCTCTTACTCAAAGATATAATCTCGGCACTAAGGGGACAGAAGTCCTAGATGCTAAAGGTAAGCGTAGGCTAGACTTTACACCTGAAGAGTTAGGTAGGTATGGTGACTACTGTGTCAATGATGTAGAGTTAACGTATAACTTGTTTATGCGTATGGCTAAAGGATTCCCTAAGCAGGAGATGCGTATAGTTGATATGACGTTACGCATGTTCACAGAACCAATGCTAGACCTAGACATTGGATTACTCCAACAACACTTAGAAGACACCCAGAAGATCAAAGAAGATTTGATAGAGTCAAGTGGTGTCACACGTGAACAGCTAATGAGTAACCCTAAATTTGCCGAACTACTGGTATCCCTGAATGTCGATCCCCCGATGAAAACTAGCCTGACAACAGGCAAAGAAACTTACGCCTTTGCAAAGAATGATGAAGGGTTTAAAGCATTGTTAGAACACGAAGACCCACGTGTACAAGCACTTGTTACTGCACGCTTGGGTACAAAAAGCACGCTAGAAGAATCACGCACTGAGAGGTTTATAGGTATTGCTAGACGTGGATTAATACCTATTCCAGTGAGGTACTATGCCGCGCACACTGGTAGGTGGGGCGGTGATGACAAGATAAACATACAGAATCTACCTAGTCGTGGTGTCAATGGTAAGAAGTTGAAGTCCAGTATCATTGCGCCAGTAGGTTACACACTAGTTGATTGTGATTCATCACAGATCGAGGCACGTGTACTTGCATGGTTGGCAGGGCAAGACGATTTGGTTGAGGCGTTTGCCAACAAGGAAGATGTATATATAAAGATGGCATCTAAGATATACAACGTCAAAGAAGAAGATGTTACCAAAGAGCAACGGTTTGTTGGTAAGAGTACGATACTTGGTGCAGGTTACGGCATGGGTGCTGTACGATTTGCTGAACAGTTGGCTACGTTCGGTACAAAGATAGATGTAGAAGAGGCGCGTAGGATTATACAGATATACCGAGATGCTAATTGGAAGATCAGTCAGTTCTGGCGTAATTGCCAAAACATGTTGGTAGAAATGTCGAGAGACAAAGCAATTTCGTTTGGAGCTAGAAATATTGTTAAGGCTGTACGCACACAAACAGGTTATGGTATAGAGTTGCCTAGCGGTTTGGTAATGCGATACGATGACTTACAGTATGAGCAAGGAGAGCGTGGAGTCGAATTTAGTTATATGACTAGGCGCGGACGTACAAGAATCTATGGTGGTAAGGTTACAGAGAATGTATGCCAAGCCATTGCTAGGTGCATCATGGGTGAACAGATGTTGGCTATAGCTAAAAGATACAAGCCTGTACTCACAGTACACGATTCTGTGGTATGCTGTGTACCTGATGATGAGTTAGATGAGGCTAGACAATACATTGAAGAGTGTATGAGTACGACACCTTCATGGGCAGAAGGTATGCCTATAACGTGTGAGTCTGGCATTGGTAAATCTTATGGAGATTGTGAATAATGAGTAAAAAAGATATAGAAAAAGCATTAGATGAAATAAATGAATTGGCGGATAAAGCCCTCGAAGAAGCAAAAGAGACAAAGATGGAAGTCAGAACGTGGTTGAAAGAAGAATGCACCTTTAAGCGTTCAGAAATAATAGTTGTAGGTGTGTGTGTCATAGCGTCTTTGTGGGTTTTAGGTATAACATAATGGGTGCTGCACCGTGGTCATTCAGCAAAATAAAATCCTTTGAACAATGCCCTAAAAAGTTTTATCATCTAAAGGTAGCAAAGGATTACAAAGAGCCCGAAACTGAGGCTATGTTGTATGGGACTGCGGTGCATTTAGCCGCTGAAGAGTATGTAAGAGATGGGAAACCGTTACCCCCAGAGTACGTATACGTAAAAGCCCCGATAGACGCACTATGTGCTAAGAAGGGGGAAAAACTCTGTGAATTGGAAATGGGGTTAACGGCAGACCTAGAGCCGTGTGGCTTTAGAGACGAGGAAGTATGGTGGCGAGGGATCGCTGATTTAGTTATACTTGATAAAGAAAGCAAGACTGCTTGGGTTATTGACTATAAGACAGGAAAGAATACTAGGTATGCAGATAAGGGACAGCTTGAGTTGATGGCACTCGCTGTATTCAAACACTACCCCGACATCGAAACTGTAAAGGGGGGGCTTTTGTTTGTTGTCTGTAACGAGTTAATAAAAGATACGTATGATTCAAGTTCCGCTGGTAAGATGTGGGAGAAGTGGTTAGCTGATTACAATCGTATGAAAATAGCATTTGAGAATGATGTATGGAACGCTCACCAAAGTGGGCTATGTAAACGACATTGTTTAGTTACAGAATGTGTGCACAATGGGAGGCACTAATGAGACGTAGAAGAAAGAAGCAAGTAAACGCCCCTGTTGGTAGTGAAACGTTTGAAAGAAGAATGGAACGCCAACGTGCTAGACGAGCGTTCGATAAGAAGAATGGTAAGTCCGCACGCAAAGGTAAAGATATAAGCCACAATAAGATGTTAAAGAATGGTGGCAGTAATAAAGATGGTTACAAATTAGAAAGTCCTAGCAAGAATAGATCTAGGAATGGGCATAAGCCTAAAAAGAAATGACTCTGCTTGGTCGTGTGTAGACGCTTAGCTTGATGCGTCTTTAAATGATGTAGCCAGTTTTGTCCTCCTGACTATACGTATGCTACATAAAATCGAGTTAGCTATGGGTATTGATTAAAGTCCCACATAGCAGACCTAGCCCCATCTGCGGCGACATCGGGGCCATTACTGGGTTCCACGGTTATCTGGGTTATTTGGGTTGCGCTATTTTTATGGGCGCAAGAAATGTAAGTATGTACGTCGTAACAAGTTATCGTAGAGCGAAGACCGCTTTACGAGGTTTACTAACGGAGAATAAAAATTGAAAATTGTAGATAACCGCGCATTGTTACTTAATCTAAGAGCACCCGGGCGGGTGACGAGTTGTATACCAAAGAGTAAGACGTTATCAGAACATGAAGTATTAGTTAATTGGGGAGTTGATGAAGTGCAAGTATTGAGAAACATAGGTATAAATGCGCCCTCACCTATAGAGGGTAGGTATGAATGGACAGGGAGGTATGACCCCTACGAACACCAAAAGTCCACTGCAAGTTTTATGACTTTGAATAAAAAGTCTTTTTGTTTTAATGAACAAGGTACAGGTAAGACAGCCAGTGCTATATGGGCATCGGATTACTTATTGGATCAAGGCAAGGTAAGCAGAGTGTTAGTTATATGTCCTTTATCTATTATGGAATCGGCATGGCGTAATGATTTATTTAACTTTGCCATGCACCGTAAAGTAGATGTAGCGTATGGTTCAGCCAAGAAGCGCAGAGAGATAATAGCAGGTGACGCTGACTACGTAATAATAAATTACGATGGCGTGGAGATTGTACAAGATGCGGTAAGAGAAGGTGGGTTTGATTTAATAATTGTAGATGAAGCTACACACTACAAGAACGTGCAGACCAAACGATGGAAGACGCTTAACAAGTTAATAAGTAAAGATACGTGGTTATGGATGATGACAGGTACACCTGCGGCACAAAGTCCCACTGATGCGTATGGTATAGCTAGATTAGTTAATCCAACAGCAGTACCTAAATTTTTTGGTTCTTTCAGAGATCAAGTAATGGTCAAGGTAACAAACTTTAAATGGATACCAAAAGACGATGCTACTGATAGAGTACACAAAGTACTTCAACCTGCCATACGCTACACAAAAGAAGAATGTTTAGACTTACCACCTATGGTATATGTAAAGCGTGAAGTAGATATGACGGCACAACAAAATAAATATTATAAAGAATTAAAAAGTAAAATGGTTATGCAAGCGGCAGGAGAACAAATCTCAGCGGCAAATGCGGCAGTCAACATGAATAAGTTATTACAAATATCTTCTGGTGCTGTATATACCGATACTGGTGAGGCATTGGAGTTTGATATAACAAAACGTTATAAGGTACTGCGTGAAGTCATAGACGAATCAAGTAAGAAAGTTTTAGTCTTTGTGCTGTTCAAACACACCATAGAATTACTTACAGAAAAGTTACGTAAAGATGGAATATCTACTGAGGTAATCAATGGTGCAGTTCCCGCACCCAAACGCACTGACATATTTAAACGCTTCCAAGAACAAGACGACCCCAAAGTTTTAGTAATCCAACCACAGTCTGCGGCACATGGTGTAACACTTACAGCCGCTAACACAGTAGTGTGGTGGTCGCCAACCAGTTCGCTAGAAACGTACGCGCAAGCTAATGCTAGGGTGCACAGATCAGGTCAGGATCAAAAATGTACCGTTGTTCACCTGCAAGGATCGTTCGTAGAAAGACGTGTTTACACGTTATTAGACAATAGAATAGACGTTCACACAAAAATGATTGACTTATATAAAGAAGTTCTTGACTAGTACGCAATCATACGCTATCTTGGTTGTCCCTTTGATGAAGGAGCGTAAAATGTGGGAAGAAAAGTTGAATGCTGAGAAGTTGACCGCTGTCTACTTAAAGATTAAAGACAAGCGTGCAGAGTTATCAGCAGATTTTAAAGAGAAAGACACTGAGTTAGTTGAGCAATTAGATAAAGTTAAGAAGGCTTTGTTAGCATATTGTGAAGAGCAGGGTGTCGATAGTGTAAGGACTTCAGCGGGATTGTTTTATCGTTCTGCGAGAACACGTTACTGGACTAGTGATTGGTCTTCAATGCACGAGTTTATTCTTGAGCATGAAGTTCCAGAGTTGTTAGACAAGCGTGTTAATCAGGGCAACATGAAGCAATACTTAGAAGAAAACCCCGACCTTGTACCTAAAGGTCTTAACGTAGATTCTGAATACGTTGTATCAGTAAGGAGAAAATAATGTCAGATAATTTTGTTCCAGTCGGTGCGGTAGCCGATAAGTTTAGTGTATCTAAACACACAGTCCGAATGTGGTTGCGTAAGGGCAAGATACCCGAAGACTTGTATATAAAGATAGGTAACACATACCGCTATAATCTTCAAGGGATCGAAAACGTCTTTTTGAGTAGCAACAAAGATTACAAATGTGGTACTGACTTTGATGTTGCGGAGTTCAAAGAGTCAGAAGGGTATAAAAAGCTACAGGATGTAGACATGCTAGATGAAGACTTTTAGTGAAACGGATAAGCATCCGTGGTGGTGAGTTTAGTTTACTTGGGGATAGTCAACAAGAAGTGCTATCGTCAGACAATATAAACGTAATCATTATAAATGCGGCACTGGTATCAAGATCGTACTTTGGCAATGAGTTTGACCCTAACAAGTCTACTGCCCCAGTATGTTGGTCTGATGATACTCAAAGGCCATCTCCAAATGTACCCGAAGAAAACATTCAAGCACGTAGGTGTATGGATTGTACGCAAAACGTTCGTGGTTCTGGTGGGAATGGTGGTAGGGCTTGTCGGTTTCAACAACGACTAGCAGTTGTATTTGAGGGAGACCTCGAAGAAGTGTATCAGTTGCAGATACCCGCTAGTTCTATTTTTGGTAGGGTAGTGGATGGCAATATGGGCATGCAAGAATATGCTCGTCATCTATCTTCACACGGTACAGCAGTAATTAGTGTTGTCACAAACATTTTGTTTGATAAAGACAGCGTTGTTCCAAAACTTTATTTTAAACCTATTCGACCTATTGATACGGATACAGGAATAAAAGTAGCAGAGATGGTAGTACACGAAGATACTAAGCGTGCAATTACATCGTTTGTACCTGTTACTAGTGAACCTTCACCGTTTGGTACGGTAGATGGTGGGTTTGACATAAACGCAGATTAATTTAATTAAGGTAAATAGTTATGGCTAATCAAAATAGCACTTTTATGATACAAAACGTTGAGGCGCAATGGCCTCGTATAAATAAACCCTATCGTTTCGATAACGCTGAGAATCGCACAGTACCCTGTGACGCGTTTGACGATAACGCCAAGTACGAAATGAAATTCCGCATGACTAAAGATCAAGCTAAGGCTTTGTACTTAGGTATGTGTGAAGCGTATGAGGCTAAGAAAGAGAAAGGTTGGCCTGAGAAAGTAGACATGCCTTTCAACAAAGACGATGATGGTATGTACACCTACAAAGCTACCCTCAAAGGTGCTTATGGTAAAGAGGCTACATTAAAGCCTGTACAATATGACTCGAAAGGAGTTAAACTACCTGATGACTTCATGCTTACTACTGGCAGTACAGTTAATATTGCTGTGGTATTTGTACCTTACAATATGCGTGAAGCAGGTATTTCCCTACGTTTGAAAGCGGTACAGGTTATTAAGTATGTACCAATGGAAGCATCATCACCCTTTAGTGCAGTTGAGGGTGGGTTTGAATTTACTTCAGAAGATAATCCCTTTGAAGTTGTAGAAGCTAAACCTACTACCAATGTTATTGAAGGTGAGTTTGGTGATACACCCGAGCCTAAAAAAGTCAGTAAAAAAGCAGCACCGAAACCAAAAAAGACTGACTCTGATCTTGCATCAATCGTAGACGATTGGGACGACTAGTCCAAAAACTTAGCTAGGTATAACCGAAAAGGGCGCATCATGCGCCCCTGCTATCTCCACCCTCGGAATTAGGAATGTATTATGGATGCAGAAGTATTTTTGCGACACGTCACTGGCGACGATGGATACTACTGTTTATTTGCGGTTAAGTTAGGACAAGAAGATAGACCACAAACGTTTCATACAACGTATGATTCGTTACTACAAGAAGCACGTAAGTTAGATGCTCGTGGGTACAGTCCATACTTTGCACTAGGCACGTTTGATAAGAGCGGTACGCGTGTAGCCGACAATGTAAAACAGTTAAAATCTTTCTTTATGGACATCGACTGCGGGGAAGGCAGAGATTATCCAACCAAGAAGGAAGGACTCCAAGCCCTACAAAGATTTTGTAAGAAGGTTGAGTTACCACGCCCATTGTTAGTTGATTCTGGCAGGGGTGTACATTGTTACTGGCCTTTGTCTGAAGCTGTTAGCAGGGACGATTGGAAGCCTGTTGCAGACCACTTGAAACAGTTGTGTAAGAATCATGGGTTTATAATTGACCCCTCAGTAACTGCCGATGCGGCTAGGGTACTGCGTATACCTACCACACACAACCACAAGACTGATCCACCATCTCCTGTGGTGTTTTACAGTGAGCATGTACCTGAGTATGTAACTCTTGATGAGTTCGCTAAGTGTATTGGTGCGGATAAGATTCCTGCACCACAGAAGATAGAGGTGCAACCTATAACTGCTTTTCAAGAAGCGTTGATGGGTAACAAGCAACACAAATTTAAAGACATAATTACTAGAGAATCTAGCTGTGCGCAGTTGGTTGACATAGTAGTTAATCAGGATGAGTGTAGTGAGCCTATATGGAGGGCAGGTTTATCTATAGCTAAGTTCTGTTCTGACGGGCAGAAAGCCGCACACGTTATGTCTAAGAATCACCCTGAGTACTCAGCAGAAGAGACACAGGACAAGTTTGATAAGATTAAAGGCCCTTACCTGTGTCATCACTTCGATGAGTACAACCCAGATGTATGTACAAAATGTCCGCACTGGGGCAAGATAAAATCTCCTATATCATTAGGTAGCAGTGTAAGAGAAGCTACCGAAGAAGATAACATAGTAGAAGTACCTGCACTTGACCTACCAAATACACCTACTACTACGTATGTAATACCGACATACCCCAAGCCATACTTTAGAGGTGCTAACAATGGTGGCGTGTACATACGTACATCAAATGAAGAAGGTGAGCCTGACGAAGAACTTATATACCACAACGACATTTATATTGTGAATCGTATTGTAGATGTCGAGCTTGGTGAAGTTGTGGTAATACGTTTACACCTACCACAAGATGGCGTACGTGAGTTTACAGTTCCGCTTACCGCAGTAACTTCGAGAGAGGAATTTAGAAAACAAATGTCCATGCAGGGCGTGGCAGTAACAAAGATGGATAAACTTATGACTTATATGACTACTTGGATTAACGAGTTACAGGCTACTACAAAAGCTGACAAGGCTCGCACTCAGTTTGGTTGGACTGACGACACACATAAATCTTTTGTTGTGGGCAACCAAGAAATAACGGCTGATGGTGTTAGCAGTAACCCCCCATCAAAAGCTACCGCAGGTTTGATGAATGCGTTTAAACCTAAAGGTTCTTTGGAACAATGGAAGCAGATGGCTAACTTCTATAATCGTGATGGGTTTGAGTTACACCAATACATAGTAGCTAGTGCCTTTGGTTCTCCCTTGATGGCCCTTATGCCTGTAGCATGTTCGGGCTTACACGTGCATAGTAAGGATCATGGGCTTGGTAAGACTACCGCTATGTACGTAGGAGCGTCTGTTTGGGGTGATCCTGAGCAGTTAGTTGTGAATGCCGTAGATACTCAGAACTCTTTGATGCTACGTGGTGAGGTATACAAGAACCTACCTTTTTACATTGATGAGTTAACAAATGGAGATGGTGAACAATTATCTAATCTAGTGTATCAGTTGTCTAGTGGTAAGCAACGTAATCGGATGTCAGGTAACTCAAACACAGAAAGAGTACGTGGTGAGCCGTGGAGTCTGTTGGCTGTATCTACAGGTAATACTAGTGTGATTGAAACTATAAGTTCCTTTAAGAATGCTCCGAAGGCCGAGGCGGCTCGCCTACTAGAAACAAAAGCTGTTAAGTTGTTTGACGAAACAAAGACTAAGCATCTTACTGACAAGCATCAAGCTAACTCTAAAAACATTCATGGGCATGCAGGTGTGCCTTACATGCAACACGTTATACAAAACGTAGATAGGGTTATAGCGTTGTTACAAGAAATACAACAAAAAGTAGACACTGGAGCAGGGCTTACTGCACAAGACAGATACTGGTCAGCGGGTACTACTGTTAACCTAGCAGGGTTTTTGTTAGCTAGAGAAATAGGGCTACTGGACTATGATAGGGAAAAACTATTTAGGTATGCCATACGGCTACTCGGTGAGAACAAGGCATCAGCTAATGATTTAATATCTTCTACGGCAGATGTATTGAATGACTTTGTGCATGAGCATTGGGGTAGCATTCTAAAAATTAGAAGTACTGACGACTTACGTAAGGCGCAAGGCAACGGCATGGATGATTTAGTAATACCTGAGTCTGACCCACGGATTAAGTTAGTAGGTAGATATGAGACTGATCTTAAAAAGCTGTACATAGTACCCAAAGTATTAAAGTCGTGGTGTGCTAAACAGCAGATAAACTACAGTTCTTTGATACAAGATTTTAAAGATAAGTTTAAGGGCAAGTCTATGAAAATACGCTTGACCAAAGGGACACCTACACAGATGCCCCCATCACATGTCTTGTGTGTTGACTGTTCGCAAGTTGATCTAGAAGAAGATGCTAAAACTTGATGACATAGCGCCAGATGGCGTACGTATTGTCGTACGTTGGGATAAGATGGTAGTTAACGCTTCAATCTTTGTGCCGTGTATAAACGCCCGTAAAGCACGAGAACAAGTTAACGTAATATTTAAAAGAAAAGGCTGGCAGTACAAAGCCAAAACCACTATAGAAAGTGGTAAGTTAGGTGTACGTATATGGCGTACAACATGAAGTTTTAGGATACGGAGTAGCATCTTCCCCTTTGCTACTCTTGCCTTGCTCCCTGATGTTCCGAGGCATCGGGGAGTTTTTTTTATCTACTATATTCTTTCCAACTCTTTTCTAGTGCAAGCCTGTAAGTAGCGGACACCGATACACCGTTGTGCATAGTGACTGTAGTTCTATTTTGCCCTTTCAAAGATTTAATAATACTTTCTCTAGTTAACGGAGTATCAGGATTATCTCTGTTGAACTTTTGTATCTCTTTCCACACTTCTTCCGCCTCTTCGTAGTCTTTGAAGCGCAATGCTTGGTAGTACCTTTCCGACAGTTTACCCTTTTTCTCTGCTATAGCACGTACTACTTTGGTATCCCTAGCGCTTTGCTCTGTGTTAAACGTGTAGTTTACAGGCGCAAAACCCAACGCTTTGGAAAACACTTCGCCACCGGCTATATCCTCATAAATAAAATCACCCCTACGGCTCTGAACACCCTCGTCAAAATAAAAACGTAGGCCAGTCATAAGGTTACTAGCGCCCGCAGGTAGCAGGGCTTCTGTCATACGTTGGAACTCACCATCTACCATGTCATCTATAGCCCTATCAAACCGCTTAACAGTGCTTATGAATGGGCCACCTAAGTAGTACCCTATAGTTTCTTCCACACTAGGATCACGCATGAATCTATTTTCTTGGAATATTAAGTCATTTAGCTTTATACGTTGTGATACATCCATACCCGTTATGCTAGATATTGGGCCTTTGTAGTAATCTTCACCTATGTATTTACGTAGTATAGTATCTGCATCATCTTCGTCATCGTCTAGGTACATATCCCAAAGCGTAGAAACTATACCCCACAAAGGTATACCGCCCACACCCGCAAACAATGTAGCCGATAAGTGTATACCCGCCAACTGTTTAAGTGCTTGCTTGCGTTGCTCTGGGTTATTAGCAAACAACTGCTTAGTACCAATCAATGCAGACTTAATCATGGCAGAGTTCATAAGCACGCCAAAACTCTTATACATAAATGCTACCCTTCCCCAACCCTGCTTAGCAAATGGCATGGTAGTTTCCAACGTAGCACCACCGTTAGTCTCTTGAGCCGTATACAACGCGTCGTCAGTCGCTATCTTACGTAACTCATTTACGTTTTCTGGCACATCAATTTCTTTACCCTGTCGCACACTAAAGTATTTCTTGCCCGCCTTACGACGCTCAGCCATGTCTCTACGTATAAGGTTGTAAGATGCAATCATAGTTGTCTGCGTGTTAAATCGTTCGGCTTGCACAAAGAAGTACGCTGAAAATTGTGACAGCTTATCTCTAAAGCTAGCTTTCTCCTCTAACCCAAGTTCTCTAGTCATGTTAGCTGTAAACAACTTACCGCGTAGGTTAGCTTCTTTTACTAGAGGAATTATAGCTTCCAACTCTTGTATCCTTACGTCAGCATCCTCCTTATCTATAGCGTGTTTTTTAATTTTGTCTATAACACTTTTCTTTAGTGTGTACGTAGCTCCTTCACCTTTACCGTCTATATTATAAAACTCTACAACTGACATACGAGCACCACCTACCAACTTACCAACACGCATAAACTCATCAACGGTAACGTCTAACCCAAAGCGTGGAGCTAGATAAGGTACAACAAACAAAGGTATTTGGGATAAGTTAACAATAGCTGATGATACGTTAAAGCCTAGAGTGTATAGGAAAGCTACTTGGTTAAATTCTTTATATAATCTTTCCATATTTTTATTTTTTGCGCCCATAAGTGCAAAGTTACCATGCTCATTTACAAGCACATCTGCAATAGCCTTGGCTTTAGGGTTTGGCCCTTCTAATTGAATTTCTTTGTCTCTATCTTCAATGGCCTTAGTAATAACACGGATTTTTGCTGAGCCTTGAATCTTAGCGGCTTGTATTGCTAACGAGGTTCCTTTGTTAGTTAAGGCAACACTAACATTTTGTACGTACCCATAATCGCCCTTACGTCGTACAAGCGAGCGTAAGAAAGAACTTTCAGGTGTTGTAGCTGCATACATACGTATTACCGAGTCTTGTATTTTTGGATCTACCTTGCCCTTCTGTAGTACGTCTAACAAGTCTGATACAAAAGTACCACTCGGAGCTTTTTCAAATACAGCTCTAGTCATGTCACCATTGAACGCGGTAATAGATTTTGTATCAACATCTCCCTCAGCTTTTAACACTTCCACCATAGCGTCTCTCTCGGCTACGTGCTCGAAACTAAGCAGTGCATTCTCTACACCTATTTGCTCGCCAGTTTTAGGGTCTCTGTTAATATATTCAAAGAAAATTCTAAACTCACCTTCACGAACTAAAGGCCAATAGTTTTCTATCTTATCTCTGGCCATTAGTCTTCTATTAATATCTTTAAGTAACTTTCTACCTGATTCTTTGTCGCCCCTAGCTATCATAGCATTAGCTTCAATTTCCATAGCTTTAGCAATATCGTCAAATATAGATGCGTATAAATTTCTTTCGTAGTAATACTGTTCTTTTAGTTTGGCCCTTTCGGTTGTTGTTAGAGTACGCAACTGTTCTTTCTGCTGCTTGTGTACTTCTTCTAAACTGACACCGTCTTTATCTTTCCCTTTATACTTACTTTTATCTAAGGCAAAGGGGTCAACGTCGAATATGGTAGCACCATACTCAGTGTTATAGATTAAACGGTTAAACACAGCAAACGCCTTATCACCCACGTCTTTAGCAAACTTGTTCTGCCGCTCTATAGCTGCATCTACACGTTTTTTATTTTCATCTATAGCGCCACGTTGCTTATCAATTATTTCATGCAGCTTATGTCCTAAATCTGCAAACCCACTACTCCTAGCAAGATCTCCAAGAGTAGCAATGTGTATGGCTTTGGCTAAGTTTCTCAACCCTGAAGCGCCCGCCTTGAAATCCTGCCAAAAGGTTGTAAACTCAGATTTGGTATTCTCTTTACCTGCTCTAGCTTCGTCTATCCTGTCTGTAACAGATTTAGCCATCGCTCTTACAGAACCTACGTCAGTTCTTACATACCTAAAGTCAGGATCTAGGTTAGGTTCTAGTATAGCTAGAGCTAGTTGGTCAGCCGCGTCTAAAGCACTACCCAATTGTCTGGTAGCATCTCCACGCAACATCCTAAGTATATTCATAACCGCATTTAAGAACTTATCTAATGCGCTGTATTGCTTATTCTCTTCTATCTTTATTTGACCTAAGTCTCTCCTAAATGCCCTGTCAGAAAGTGCTTCAGCCACAAACTCATGTATGTCTTTTCTACCATAGGCTGTACCTAGTTTATCTTCTATAGACTCATACAGTTTTATTAACTCTTTAACCGCAGGTGCTCGTGAGTTTCTTTCTATTGCTACTTCAGTCAACGCATGCGCCACTTCGTGCATTAAAATACCATTTGTAGTAGGGTACTCCGCGTGCAAGTAAACTGTGTCAGTCCTATAATCATAGTAAGCTGGCTCTACGTCTGATTCTTTAGTGTATTCTAATGGATATGCTTCCATAGTTTCTTTAGGCGTTCGGAATACTACTTTAGTATTAACAATCAAATTGCTAAATGTTCGCGCTAGAGTTCTAAGTTCTTTACCCTTTGTTTCTTTAGCTATATTTAATAACGCCTCTCTTAGCTTACCTTCTTTTAATAGTTTTCTTGTTTCTTTGGAAGCAACTTGCAACACCAACTTAGCATCTTCAGTTTTTATTTTGTACTCTCTAACTACATGTCCGTATTCCTTTTCGGCTTCGGTAATTATTTGCTTTTTAGTAGCGTCTTTTAGCATGTATGTAGAGCCGTGCTCCTCAAACATCTTGCGTAGCGTGCTGAAAGATACGCCAGTATCCTTCCACTTTGCAGCTATTTGCTGCATCACAGCTTTTTGAACTTCTTTTTCCGCTCGCGCTACTTTTCTTTTGTCTACAGCTTCAGTGTCTATCTTAGCCCTACGTTGCGCTCCTACCTCTTGGCTGTCATCTTTCGGCTTAGCCTTTGTTTTTGGTTTAGCTGGAGTTATGTCTTCTTTGGTTGGTAAGTGAGTAAACGACTTAACCTTTGCCTGTTTAGGTTCTAAGATAACTATTTGAGCAGGTATGTCTAGACCTTCAGGGACAATAATCCCATCGTACCCTGCTTTTTTCATTGCGGCAATATCATCTGGAAACAATCTTTCAGGGTCAATCATTATAAATAAATTTTTGGATTCAATTAATTTTTGCAATTCTGCCTTAGATAAATCATCGACTAATTCTAAATCGCCATCTTTAATAGTTCTTATATCATCTAAATTGCTCGGTAACTCATCAATATCAACTCTAGCGAAAGTAATTTTTTTCTTGTCAAATGAACTAGTAACTGTTTGCAGTGGTACAGGATTATTTATAGTAAGTTCTACCTCTGCTTCATTCGCGCCAAAAGCAATGGTCGATTCGTCGTTACTCTTAGGCGAGAAATATATACCTTCAGTCCCAGCATAACTGTGTTTACTTTTCCTTTCATCTCGGTGGGTTTCGTTAAACTCAGCGAACGGTTCAGCGGTTGTTCTGTGGTACGCAGTGAAAGTTTTACCTTTACTAGTATCAACTGTAGCTTCTGTCTTATCTTTTGATTTCTTAGCAGGTGCTTTCTTAGCAGGTGCTTTCTTAGCAGGCGCTTTCTTAGCTTCTGTCTTATCTTCTGATTTCTTAGCAGGCGCTTTCTTAGCAGGCGCTTTCTTAGCTTCTGTCTTCTTAGCAGGTTCTTTCTTAGTTTCTGCTTGTTGAACTAGCGCTTCTTGATTGCGCTGTTGTTGTGGGATATCTTGCTCCGCACCTTGCGCTATCTGATCTTTAAGTTCTTCTTGTCTAAACTGCAGAGTCTTTTTAGTCTCTGAACTAAGATTTTTGTTTACCCACTTTCTGGCGGCTCTTGCATTCTTTATACCAAGAGCAGGCGCAACGTCTTGCATGTCATCTGTTTTGTAGGCATCTGCAAACTTTGTAGATTTTGTACCTGATTCTGCTAGCTCATATGTTAAGTGGTATAACGCACTTTGGGGGTTATCAAACGCAGAGAAGTACTCTGTCGCAGCATCAAAATCAGTTTTTTTCTTGTTAGGCGACCTTGTAATTCCTTTAGTCTTACTTACTCGACTGATAGCCTGCAGGTCTTGTTGGAGTGAACTGTGTGACGGAACAAAGTTTTTAGCCGCCCTATGGACTACTTTACCAGACTTACGGTTTATTTGTGGCGCACTTGCTCCTTTGTCGTCAGTTTGTATAACTGATTTAGGCGCTGCAGATTTCTTTGTGTCTGCGCTGTCTTCTACTATGCTAGCTTGTTTGACATTTCTTATTAGTGAAGGCTGTTTTCTTCTCTTTCTTCTAGCAGGTCTTCCAGTGTCACTGACACTATCAGCCAATCCTCCTTCGACAGGTCTTCCAGTGTCTCGGGTACCATCAGCACGGCGCTGTCCCACGACTTTTGTATCACCTTGAATGCTGTCTCCAGTTGTTTCTGTGACAGGTGCTCTAGTAGCTTGCTTTCCAACATCACCTTTCTCCTTTATCTGAGATTCTAGTGTAGACAAATCTGAGTTAGAATCAACTATTTCTTGTGTTGGTGTATCTTTGAGATCTAAAAAACGTTTTATTCTAAACAACTCGCCCTTGGTGGGCTCTGGATTTCTATAACCGGCTTCTTGTAGTCTAGTTTTAAACATCTCACTAATATTACTGCCTGTTTCTGGGTTGGAGTCAAATACTTCATTCAACACCATCCTACGACCCATGTCAGTCTTCTTCGCTACTTCGTCTTTACGTTTAGCATCTAAAGTTTCTAAGTCTGACTCCGCGCGCACCTGTTCCTTGGTTTGTTTAGCTTTAACGTCAGCATCTTCTTCCGCTATAACATCTTCGATGTCTACCTGCTTGTCGCGTTCTTCTTGATCTTTAGCTTCTTCTTTTTCTTTTAACTCTCGAGTTTCCTCGGCTTCCATCATGTCAAGCGTTACTTCGTCGTCATCTTCTAAACGAGCACGATCTTGCCTGTCTTTGATACGCTGTTTGGATTGTTCTACTTCTAAGGCATCTATCTCAGCGTCGTCTAGTTCATCTGAGAACATGTCAGGTTGTTGGTCATCACGCGCTACTACAGAGGCTTGTTGCCTAGCATCAAACTCTTCTTGTGTTTCATCACTATGGCGTTCGCCCAGCCGTATTTCGCCTGTATCTCCAGTGTCTAGTAGTTCTTCTTCTAGTTCTTCAACAGTATCAGGAGTGTTAGGTCTTTTGCTACGTCTACCTATAACATCAGCTATAGCCTGAACAATAGTACCTGCACCTGCGCCTATGTAACCCTCTTTGATTACACCTGCATCTACTAGTTCTCTCCCGGGATCATAGCCTCTAGCAACTAAGTTTTGGTATATAGCTGCAGAAAATTCTTGTGTACCCTCTGCAATACCGGTAGCTCCTGCACTCTTCAATCTACCTTTTATACCATCAATGACTCCGTCGTCTACTTTACCAGTTAGATTGTCTAGTGCATCTCCAAAGCGTTTAAACCCTATTGTCTTTAAGGCTTTTGCCATAGGTAGGGCTTCAAATACACCGAAGGGGGCGGCTCTTCTTATTGCTATGTTTCTTTCTTCTTCAGTAGCGTCTGACTCTCGAGCCATTTCACTTTGCTCACCAGCCATAGCGGCTACACCAAGACCACTACCAACTATACCAGCAGCTAGCAAAGGCTTAGCAGAAAGTGCTGCCAAACCAGTTGCCGGAAGCGCCGATAATATACCACCCACACCACTAAATATTTCATAGGTTAAAGAGTCTTTGTCTCCACCTTCGGGTCTAAACTTTTCGGCAGTGTCTTGTATCTTCTTGCGAGCCTTCAGCTCCGCTTCTTCTTCTAAAAGAGTAGCGCCACCCAAGGACACTAACTCAGCCATAGTAACAGCACCGGCACCTAAACCAGCACCTACATTCTCAAAGAACCCAGCATCTTTGTTACTTCCTTTAACAGGGGTCTCAGGCAACCCTGCTTCTATGCGCAGTATGCGGTCGTACTCGGCTAACAATGCTTTTGAATCTTCAGTCCGACCTAATTTTTTAGCATTAGCTGCTGCAGCTAAAACTTCTTGAGACGAAGGCATAGCTAGTCCTTATGGTTGGTTTTTGTTAAACATGTCTACTAACGCTTGGCTCTTTAGCTGAGGCGAACTGCTCGACTGGCTAGGGCCTCGCTGTCCTACTTGTCCCATACCCGATGGTTGAAAACCAGCCAAGCCACTACTTTGACCGCCGAACATAGAAACTTGGTTGGACAGTCCTCGGAAGCCCGGCTGAAGTATTTCAAGCTGCTTCATATACGCTTGGACTATACCCTCGTTCCCTGCTCCGACGAAGGACTTAGCCATATTTGTTGCGTTTGTAAGGGCTAGTTTTTCACCGTCATCCAGCTCTTCGCCTTTCGCTTGCTTCGTAAGTATAACGTCGATTACAGGTGCCATGCGATTCATCATATCCACTTCAGCGGCTCTGACTCCCTCTTGGTATTCTTGCCAACTGTCTAACAACTGCTGTACACTTTGCATGTTAGCGATGGTTGCTCTTAACGCATTTTCAGACTCTACACCCATAGCACCTAAAATAAGCTCTTGAGCTTTACCTTCCGCATCACCCGCTAGCTTCATGTAGTTTTGTTGTGCTAACACGTCATTACTAGCGATGGACTCCATACTTGCCAAAGCAGCCATTTGTTGTGTTTGTATGTCTTGGAACATTTGACGTGCTCCAGAGTCCACTTTATCCACAACACTAAATACTTCAGCAAAGTTCTTACGGCGTTCTTCTTGTTTCTTACGTAGGCGTTTTAGCTCTAGAGTTTCTTCTTCCGCCTCACCAGCAAACATAGCACGCGAACCACCAAGAGCATAGTTACGTACCTTGCGGAGACGTTTAGCTTCTGGATCATCATACCTCTTTTGCGCGTCTGCGATCTGCGACTGCTCGGTTGTTTGCATGTTTTTTAACTCAGCTAGGCCATATAACCCTTTAAGTCTAGCAACCTCATCACCATCAACTTTCTCACCTGCCTCATTTGTTTTCTGTAGTTGATCCATTGGATTAAGTTTTGCATCAGATTCTAGGCGATTCATTGCTGAGGTGCCCATTTTATCTCTTATAGGGCTTGGGTTAATAGTCTCTGCGGTATCCATTGCCCCACGAATTTTATTTGGGTCTAGTTCCTCAAGGTTAGAAGTCATAGAAGTAGTACCCGCTTTAGCGCCAGCAGCACCACCTTGATTACCTTGATTGGCATTTTGTGCAGCTATGGCTGCATCTATCTCAGCCATTTCGTCATCACCAATAGTGCCCACTGGGGTACCTGTTTGCGGTGGAGGCGCTTTACCTGTAGGGGTAGGTAAGAACGGTTGTTTTGGAGCAGAGGGTTTTAGCGTATCAATAGCACCTTTTATGCCACTAGTATCGTATTGACCCAAGTCTGCCGCACTAACTCCTAAACTTTTAGCTCTGTCGATAGTGTTCTTTTTAATGTCGTCTTGTATAAATTGCCCAAACTTACTGGGGAGACCTGCTAAGGCCTGCATCTCTTTCTTACTCGCGTCTGCTAGCCCTTGCAGTTGTTCTTGCTTTCTTGAAGGGCTAAAACCAAAGCGGTCTTCATCGCCACGCTTATCACTGGCTAGTCGTTGTTTAGTCACAGCAGGTAGAGCATCAAACTCTTGTCGTGACAACCCTAATTTTTTTAACTCTGCATCGCTTATTACTATGCTACCTTTGTTATATCCAACAATACCACCACTAGCCATCATAGGAGGACGAGCACCACCCATAGGCATACCACCAGCCATTGGCATAGGAGGACGAGGAGCACCACCCATAGGGGGCATGCCACCCATAGGAGGTTTAGGAGCACCGCCCATAGGAGGACGAGGAGCACCACCCATAGGAGGACGCGCCCCAGCAATACCACCCTGTTGTGGAGGACGTGGCTGTTGTTTTTGTTGTTGGCGTTGCGCCATGATGCCCGCAGTTTGGTTAGTCATCTCACTCTGCGTCATACCCATGACTTTTTGTTCTAGCTGATCTTTGATAGTGTTAGGGTTTTGCTGTTGCGCCATTTGCAACTCTTTAAGAGCTACGTCTTTCTCTCGGGCTATTTTTTGTGTAGCCATTACATCAAGAAGATCTTTAGATACAGTACTAGTTTTACCTTGCATCTGCATGCTGTCAGCTTTGTCGTTAACCTGTTGGTCAACATTTCCCATTATGCCTAACATTATGTAGTCTCCTGTGTAGTTTCTGTGGTTTCTGCAGGAACCTCTCTTCCGCCCATAGCGGCTATGAGAGCTTCAATTCCGCCAACACTTTGTAAATACTGTTGATACTCACTCGGTTCAGAGTACACGCTCGACGTAGCCGCAATCGGTAGGCCCTGTAGCAACGACTGCATATACTGAACTCTCTTAGCATCATAATCACGTTCTTCTCTAAACTGCGCGTAGTCTGCGGCAATACCTTCAGAAGCAATATCTCTCTGTACTTGCCCCGCAGCACCTTGCGCCGCTAACACGTCTATTCCATATTTGTTCGTCATTTCTTGAGCAGCTTTTGCTCTGTCCATAGCCTGACCGTAGTTAAGTGCTCTCTGTTCTGCGGCCATATCTCCTATGTTTCTAGATAGGTTGCCAGCAGACTCGGCACGCAGTAGTGCGTCTCTTGAACCACCAAAGGCACCAGCAGACGTAAGTTGTTGACGTTGTTGTAACTGATTAATCTGATCTTGCCTAGTCATATCCGCAGCAGTGCGATCAATAACATTTTGGGTGTAAGGGTTCATGTATGGATCTATAGTCGCTGCATCAGGAGTAAACGCACCCATTTGGTTGGTTATAGACCCGCCACTTAGTGGATTGTTAAGCGCTTGTATTCCTGTGATCGCCGAATCCTGTAGGGTACTACTTCCAGCCGTCAGTGGCCCTGTATACGCTTCGTAAGGAGTTTCAGCTTCTGCTCTACCATAAGATAGCATGTCAGTAACGTAATCACCTGCCCAATCAGATAGACTAGACTCTGTGCCGATTTCAGTACCCGACAAGTCTCCACCATCCTCTTCATTAGAACCAGCCATAGGGTCAGTGGGGTTTGCAGTATCACCTTCACCAGAAAAGTTAGTAGTGTACGGTTGGTTTTTAAACCTAGAGTTTACACCTTGCACAGCATTTACATTACCACCACCAGCAAACTGCGCTAGTCCACCCTGAGCCATAGTAGGCATAAACTGTTGAGGATTAATTTGTTTACCTTGTTCTGAGTTGCCTGTACGTGCTGTACGAACACCATCCATCATATTATGTAACTGCTGTGCGCCTGCATCTGAATTACCATTACCTAGATGACTTACTACATCAGCAGGTATTACAAACTCACCATCACTCAAGCGCGCTTCTTGGTTACCATCAATACGTGCAGGTACCTTGTCCGCCATGCCATCAGTCTTACCACCTAAGTAGTAACCTTTATGTGCACCCGCTATACCACCCTGAGCATATTTTCGTACACGACCACCCATAGCCATACCTCCATCACTGGTATCAGCAGTTGGGTTCATAATTTCTTCTATTTCTTCTTCGGACTTGCCTTCCATAGATAGCTTTTGTCTTCTAGCTTTGTCTTGCGCAGCTTCTAAAGACATTGGTTCTTGATCTGCTTCGGGAGTCTTAGCATATATTTTATCTGTGAAGTAACGTCTGCCTGCACTGCCGGGTCTACGTTGTTGGTTTTGAGCGTATATGTCACCTTGCATAGCTCCCGCGTCATCCGCCGCTTTTTGTAACCTAGCATTTTCTTCTGCTAGTAACTCATCTTTCCTAGATGCAACTAGCTCTGGGGTCATACCCGAGAAGTCTGTGCCAGTAAAATCCATGTCATCCATTGTTTTTACTTCTGCTTGCATAGGAGTCAGTAAGCCTGTTTTACGCCCCTGAGATCCGCCGAAAGGTCTATTTACCTGCTCTCTTACTTTTGTAAGCCGATCAATTCCACCTTGATAACCTACAGGGGGCTTTTTAGTGCCACTCAAAACACCATCACTTAGACCTAACTTATTGTTTAAGTACATCCCGCCACCCAGAGTAGCGAGATCTCCAAGACTGACATTGCTAAGGTCTATATCTTTGCCAGTAATTCTCTTATACATGTCTTCAAGTACATTTGACATTATTTGTCTCCCATAATGCGCAATATTTCATCTGTTTGGTCTTTAATAATGCCACCTTTGGCACGTCTCTGTTGAGGGTTTATTATGTCTTCCAAGAAGTTGTCACCGTACATACTAGCGCTACCATAAAACGCATCTTGTTGACCACCTCTAAATATACTCTCAAAGTCATAAATTTCATCAATCTGCACAGGATCTGGGGTTCTAGTAGTAACCTTTCTTCCCGGAGCTTGCATAGCTTCAAATAATTTGTCTTGCTCTTCCTGAGCCTCTCTTTCTATTCTAGATGTTTCAAAATCTGTCTGTATCTGTGTACGAAGGTCTTGGTCACGTTGTGTTTGCGCGATTTTATCCGCTTCTATCTGCGCATCTCTCGCCGCCAATTCAGCTTCTAGCTGATCTTCCCTACCCAGCATTCCAGTCGCTACATCTCTAAACTGAGCAGTGCCCGCAAACTGCGAATAATCACCAGTGTCTAACGCTCCACCCAATAAGTCAAGATCTTGTTGCGTTAGTTGGCCATCTCCCGTAACATCATACCGTAACGCTTCAGCATCCGCCACTGCTTGTTCATCTTCAATCGCCTGTAAATAACCCTCAGCAAGCGTATAATCTTCTTGCGTTACTTCATTTACA